ATGGCCACTATTCGCGCTCGGCGCAACGCCGATGGAACGGTGATGTACACCGCGCAGATTCGTATCAAGCGCGGAGGCGAGCAAGTCTATCAGGAGAGCGCAAGTTTCAGCCGGAAAAAGGCCGCTGAAGCATGGGCGCTCCGTCGGGAGGCTGAATTGGCCGAGCCCGGTGGCTTGGAGCGGGCCACGAAAAAGGGGGTACTGCTTCGGAACATCATCGCGCAGTACCTGGCCGACCGGGATAAGACTCGCCCGCTGGGTAAGACCAAGATCGCCACGCTGACCGCCATCGCCGCTTCCCACCTGGGCGATACCATCGACCGGGATATCACCAGTCAGGTGCTCGTTGACTATGCACTTTGGCGTATGGGGCCGGACGGGGGAGGGGTGAAGGCGCAGACAGTTGCCAATGACCTGGCACATCTTGGGTCGGTGTTAGGAGTGGCGGAGGCAGCCTGGGGGTATCAAGTCGACCCGGACGTTATGGCGAAAGCCCGCAGAGTTCTCAAGAACCTGGGTTACAAGTTGCGCAGCAGGGAGCGTGATCGGCGCCCGACACTTGAAGAGTTGGATCGGTTGTTCCAGGCGTTCGAGCGCTCATGGCGATCGCGGCCGACCTCGATGTGCATGGCGAAGGTCGCTGCCTTCGCATTGTTCTCCAGCCGAAGGCAGGAGGAGATCATCCGTATCCGGTGGGCGGATCTGGACGAGGCCCGGGGCGCCGTCCTGGTCCGGGACATGAAGAACCCAGGCGACAAGTGGGGTAACGACGTGTGGTGTCAGCTACCCGAGGAGGCAATGGCGGTCATCAAGAGTATGCCGCGGGCCTTCGACGAGATCTTTCCATACACCACCGATGCGATTCAGGGGGCATGGAGTCGCGCGATCACTGCCGCAGGTATAGAGGATCTGACGTTTCACGATCTGCGCCACGAAGCGATCAGTCGGCTGTTTGAGCTGGAGTGGGACATTCCCAAGGTGGCTTCGGTCAGCGGGCACCGAGATTGGAACTCTCTTCGGCGATATACCCATCTGCGTGGGTCTGGCGATAAATATGCTGGCTGGGAATGGCTCCCGAAGGTCCTGGCGATGCCGGTGTCCTTCGGGGAATGGGTTTCCAAGAAGAAGTCAGGCCGCCGGTCGGGCTCGGTTTAGCCGTTCATGGTCTTTCAGGGCGACCTCGCGCTGTTTGTCCAGATACGCCGCCAGGTCCGCCAAGTGAATGCCTCTGGCAGCCTTCTGGCTGGACTCGATCCGCGTGATAGGGATCTGGATCTGTCCGGCCAGGACCTTCCGCTGGAACTGCTCGACAGTCAGGTGACTGAAGTAGTCGGCGCATACTCTATTCAGCGGGATGATGGCGAGGCCGTTGTACTGGGCCATGAGAAGGAACAGGGTATTCATCAGTAGCACCCCGCTTGCCATGCCGCTAGCGTGTGGAGGATCGGGAATACCTCCACGGCGAGCACCGCGGTCAGGCCAAGGGCGGCGATGATGCCAAGGGCGGTCAGTGCTCTACGCATCGCTTAGCTCTCCCTGACTCGCCGCTGCCCGGTCCTTGAGCGATTCGATGACGGTTTGCGGCATGTCCACCTCTGCCTGCTGGACGAGATCCTGGCGAATGTCGGCGTATTTCTCGATGTGCCCGCAGGAGTTGTTCCATGAATCGACGTCGAGTTGACGGCCGCCGTCGAAGCTGCGGCTCGGGAATGGTTCGCCGCGCGGTAGGCCGCATTCTCGGCAGTGCCACGGAGCGGTAACGGTCATGGAGAGCTGGCCGCCGTGCTGCTCGCATGCTGGGATAGTGCACGTACGTTGGTCGGCCATGCTTGCGGTCCTTGTTGTGATCATGCTGCAAGCTCCTTTACGTTCACGGGCTCCCACTCTCCGTCGCAGAGGCCGTAGGCGCTGGAGCAGGCCGAGGCGTCATCAGTCTCTGCCATCAGGTCATACTGGATGCCGCCGCGAGTGGTGCGGGACCACTCCACGGCCTGGCGGATGTTGGCGACCTTGGATATCTCGGTCGCACTGAGGTGGGTGAGTGAGCCCAGAGCGTGAGCGCTGTGGAAGAAGGTCGAGGCGCCGCGCTTGCACGCCTGACCTACCAGATCCTCCCAGCACGCGATACGGTCGATATGCTCAGGGAAGCGCAGGGCGATCTCGCGCAGTTCGCCCTTGCGGCAGTTGATGCATGGCATGCACCCGACGCGCCCCATGCCCTGGCTGTAGAGCGGGTTGGGCTTCACGCCGGCATAGCGGTGAGCCTCGAAAACGGCTTCCACTGGCCAGGTGAGGATCGGCCGGTAGTTGAACAGCCCGCCACCCACCTCGTCACACTCGGGCAAGTAGCGCCGTGCCACGGACTCTTCACGGCGTACGCCCTGCCACGACAGCACCATGTTCTGTCCGTCGAGGAGCGGGAGCATCACCTGCTCAATAATCACGTTGCGCTTCAGCTCCTCGGTACAGAACTGCGCCTTGCGGGAGGGGAAGCGCCCCTTCCACAGGCAGAGGTCGAGGAAGGGGATGCCGGTGGGCTGGAGCACTTCCAGCGCGGCCTCGATGAGGCTCTCAGCCACGCCTTGGTCGCGCCACTTGGTTTCGATGTAGCGGCGCTTGCCGGCGATCTGCCGAGAGAAGTCAGCACGCCGGCGTTCGATGATCACGCCAGTGACCTGCTCCAGATAGTCGATGTATTCCAGCGTCAGCTCGTGCTCGTTGCCGGTGTCGGCGAAGACCCCTCGGATGTTTGGGGCCTCCACTGCGATGGCTAGCAGTAGCGTAGCTGTGCTGTCCTTACCGCCGGAAACACTGATGATGTTGTGTTGTTCGCCGAGTACCAGGTCAGCGCCAATCCGCGAGCATGGTATGGCTTGCGATGGAGTGGAGGCAGAGAATGCTGTCATGCCGTCTCCCCCTGGACCATTTGCCTTGGTGTCTGCATGCTTCGTTTATCGCTGATGGCAAGGGGATGGCCATGTTTCAAGAGGAAGTCACAATCAAGTTGCGTCCTAGTCATCTTTTGGGCTGCGTACTGGTCTCTCCCTTTATGGTGCTGCTGGGGTGCTGGATATGGTCTTGGGGATGGAGTAGCGCCAATGCTCCGGCCTGGGTTCAGGCGGTTGGCAGTGTTGTCGCTATTTTTGTGAGTTGGATTTTCTTTGTGCTTGATAAGCGAATTCAGCGTCGGAAACAAACCGAAGATAACAAGCTGATGCTTAAGCAGACGGTTGGAGTTGCGAAGCATGCTGGAAAGCTGGGGAAAATGGTTATATCTTCCGTGAAGGAGAAAAGAGGGGGCCAACAGCAAGCGCTCTTTGGAACTTCTGAATACCTCAGCACCATGAGGTCGGTTAATTTTAACCAGTTGCCAACAGTGGATAGTGCACTGGCTTGGCTGGAACTGCAGCATGCTCTTTCGGACCTGTGTCAGATAGTGCAAGTTGATGAACCAGAAAGTGTGGAGTTTCATCGCCTGGCTCCTTTGGCGGTGGTAATTGATCGCGCTATAGCGAGATTGGTAATTGATGCTGCGGCATTTATTCCGGAGTTGGGCGATGAGGCCTCCATGCTTAAAGCATTGGGAACAAGTAGAAAAAAAATTGACGGGCCACCTCTGCCAAAGTCGCTGGATTAGTAAGTCGAGATTTTCCTGGGCAGTGGCTAAAGTTTCTGACTCCGGTATGTGCCTGTGCTTGTGTAAGCGGGCCGACACTAGAAAATAGTCGTTTTTCATGCCGAGCCAGATCGCAGTCAGTTGGTGTTCTTCGACAGCCAGAAAAACGACGAAATAGCTGTGTTGCGCTGTGCTGTAATGGTGTGCGCAGTGGCTGCTGAAGCGACATAGCTCGGCGGAGGCGAAGAGATCGATGTTCGGAGACTCGCGAGGGCCGAGAGGGAGCTGGGCCTGGTAGATGGCCTGGGCGAGATCGTGGCGACGGAAAGCGGTCATGCCCGTCCCCCTTCGGCTTTCTCCAGGCGCTGGAGGAGGTCGGTGTTCGCGATGCGCAGCGCGGCAATCTCTTGGTTCTGCTCGCGGATCTGCGCGCACAGCGTGCGGATCAGCGCGTTATCGGTGGGCTTCGGTGGGCGCTTTCCCCTCTCGACAAGCTGCGCGGGCGAGCGAGTCATTAAGCGAAGCGTGGCTATGTGCTTCGCGCCCCGGCGCAGCCTTTCGTGGGGTATGCGTGCCTTTGGCGTGTGCTGAGGGGTGGGTTGGAATATGCCTGCGGCTGCGCAGCAGTGGCTTTCTATAGCGCCACCCTCGGGCATCGGTTGGCGGCCTTGGGCGATGGCGATCAGTTGGATGCGGCGTGCCAGGCCGCCGCCGCGCTTTTGCGCGGCCGGGGCCTGGGGGCTGTGGGTGGCGTGTGCCAGGGCGGCGCCCTGGTCTTGTGCCGCTACGCGGCTAGCCGGGATAGTGGTCATCGCGCTGCCTCACATGCACATCGGTGCGGTGTCGCCGGAGTAGTCGAGGTCGACTGACTCCCAGCCGCTCGGACGAAGGTGGTCATCGATCTCGCGGATCTGGTCGCTGATATCGGCCATCGTGATTTTCCCGCGTCGAGCAGCGTCCTCGTCCCACTGCGGCTGGGCGCGGCGCAGGCGGGTCAGGCTGTCGACGTGGTGGCTGCGGTGCTTCAGCAGGTCGTAGGTGGAGAGGCTGGAGTAGTTCATGCCGCCTCCTGCGCTTCAGCTTCTGCGCTCTGGCTGGCCAGCTCCGTGATGGCGAGCCGCTGGAGGATCGCGGCGAGCTGCTGTTGGGCTTCGGCGTCTGCGTTGCGCTTGGTGGTGCCGGTCTTTTGGAACTGTCGAGCGTGGCCGCTGAGGAGGCGACTGGCGGTGCGGATGGCGTCCAGTTCTTCGGCGGCCAAGTTCTGCTCGCGGAGGAGCTTCGCGGTCTCAGCCTGGCGATGATTGGTCGCGATGCTTGTCTCCAGCTCCGTCTCCAGGCGCTTCAGTTCCGCTTGTTGCTCTTCGTGGCGCTGCTGCCAATCCGCAAGTTTCTCGGTGGCCTCGGCTTCGATGCTTTGACGAAGCTCCTTCTGGTCGCTGATCTCTTCCTCCTGCTCATCTATGACCTGTTGCAGGCGCTGGGCATTGGTGCGCAGCTTGATCAGGTCGGTATGCAGCGCAGTCAGTTCCTGGCCGTGCGAGACGCGGCAGAGATAGAGCGCCTCGTCGACCGCCTGCTGTTGCGCGTTCTTTCTGTCCTTGCGCCCGGCAAGGTAGGCGGTGGTGATCAGGATCAGCAGCGCGGCAAGCGTGGTGGCCGCGAGAATGATGTGTTGGGTATGCATGGTGGTTTTCTCCATTGGTGGTGGATGGCCGGTGGTGGCGGCCGGTGTGGTTACTCGTTACTGCCGGGTCGGGCATATGCCTCGTCGGCCTGCCAGGCTCGGGAGTCGATCAGGGCCGCAAGGTGGCGCACGTCAACGAACAAAGGCGCTTTGCGGCTGGGGTCCAGGGTGGTCAGCGGGAGGGCTATCCGCTTGGCCTTGATGGCCAGGCTGAAGCTGTCTTCGTTGAGGTTCCTGAAGTACCTGGTGCGCAGTTGCTCCAGCGGAATCAGTACGTCGCCGAAGGTGCGGTAGAGGAGTTCCACTGTCTCTGGGCGCGGGGCCGGAGTGAGGCGAAGCTCGGGCTGGTTGTCGTGAGGAGTGCTCATGCGGCGGCCTCGTTGAGCACGGCTACCGCGTCCTCGATGCCGCTGGCTGCTTCGTTGAGTTGGTCGACGATCTCTTCCATGCGCGCTCCGCGGTTGCTGTCTTGCAGGCTCTCGGGCATAGCGTCCAGGGCCTCCTCCTCCTCGCTAGCCAGGGTTTCGATCTGCTCGCGGATATCTTCGAGTTGAGCGGTGATCTGTTGCAGTTGGCGTCGGCGTGCGTTGTTCATTTGTTCCCCTTGGGGTGGTTCCAGGCGATCTCTACGTGGGTTCGTACAAGTTCCCGAAGGTGTTCCGGCACCCGCTCCAGGGCCGCCCTGCGTTCCTCGATGGTTCGAAGGGCGACGATCTGGCGGGCGTACTCGCGGGGCCGGGGTTCGTCAGCCAACCTCGCGGCGGTCCGGGACCGCCGGCGGGCAGACTCGGGGGATGCCGAGCTTGTCGGCCAGCCATGCCACTCCGGCCGGTCGCACTTTCGTCGAGTGGCTGTACTGCATGCCGAGTTCGGGGTGGTGCCAGGACGTTTCCTTTGCGCGCAGGTAGAGACGGTCGCGGACCGGTACGGCTGGAAGGTTGCTGCTGTCGAGCAGGCCGGCCGCCTTCATGCGCTTGATCAGCTCGGGACGGCTTAGGCCGAGGCGCTGCGCGGCCTGGTGCAGGGACAAGTCTTTCATCGCGTCCCCCTACGCAGCCTGGTCGAAACGGTGGCGAGCCGGGGTGGCGTCCGCCGTGTCCAGGCGGCCATTTGCGATGGACTCGAGGTAATCGGTCACGGTGTTGGCGTTGGAGGGGGCATCGATCGGGAGGCCCAGGCTATTCAGCGTGGAGCCCATTCGAATGACGACGCTGACCTGTTCAGCGCCGCGCTCAATGTCAAGAGTGGCGTGGACTGCCTGGCGGGTTTCCGCGTCGTAGAGGGTGTGGTTGAAGCGGCCGTTGAGGCTGAGTTGAGCCTTGAGCCGCACAAAGGACGGTTGACGGAGTGCGTAGGTCATGCCGCGTCACCTCCAAACGGGGAGGTGGCGGTTACCACATGACGGCGGCCCGAGGCACGGCTAGCTACAAGCTGGGCTTTGCCGTTGAAGATGACGACAAGGCAGCCAGTGTCGGCCTGGAGGCGTTGGATCTGTTGGGGGGAGGAGGTACAGGCCGGGTGGACGTGTACCGTGGCAGAGCGTTGCATGGTGTTACCTCGTCTCTGTGGTGGAGAGTCGAGGTAAAACTACAGGCTTGCTTGTTGGATGGTCAACAGTTTTGTTTGTAGATTCTTTTTGTTGCTACAACTTCTGTACGCGCCATACAGCCTTGCCACATATCTGCCATTCTTCGTTGACGCGAATGTATCGGGGTTCCCAAGCGGGATTCAGTGCTTCCAAATACCACTCGCCATCTTCCATCTGAAGGCGTTTGAACGTGACGCGATTAGAGTTGGTCAGCTTCGCTGCGACAAGATCCCCCGGCTTTGCTTCGATTGATGGATCGATGACCACGCGGTCTCCGCTTTCGAAACTCAAGGGGCCGGCGGGATTCTTCATGCTTATCCCATCAATAATCAAAACAAAGGCGTCCGGGCCTACAGGCCCAGGAGCATCTACCCATTCCTCAGCATCACCCGGCTGGAATAGATCGATTGCCTCTACCCAGGCGCCTGCTGCAATGGAGCCCACCACTGGCAATTTTTTCCCTGCAGGGCCGGCTACTGTAGCCCGCTCTGCCGCGGTGATCGTAGGGGGCATGATGCTTGCGGCGGCGGGAAACGTGGGGTCCACCGACTGAGGCGGAATGCCTAGAACTCGGGCAATGACTGCCAGGTATTTCGAGTGCTTGGTTTTCCCTTGCTCAATTGCCGCGTAGGACTGTTGGGTAAAGGCTTGGCCGCCTAGCAGCTCGCGTACCCCTTTCGCTACCTCGCTTTGGGAAAGCTTCAGCTCTTCGCGACGCTTGCGAATCATGGCGGCAATTGCAGCTTGGCGTTCAGTTGGTGTGTTCATTGGGTGAACGCTACAAAAGGATTTGTTGGCCTTCAAACAGAAATGACTGTTGAAAATCAACAATTTTGTTTGTAGGCTGGGCGCCAGTTCCATCCGAGGAAGCCTTATGTCAGATCAAGAACCAATGAAAGTCGCGTTTCAGCTTGCGATTTCCCGGGCAGGGGGCCAATCCGAGCTTTCACGCAAGCTCGCCGCATTCGGGGTCAATCTGTCTCAGCAAATGATTTCTCACTATCTGCGAGGTAGTGGGCATTGCCCGGCGGAAATGGTGCTGAAGGTCGAGGCACTGACCGGCGTCAGTCGCCACCGGTTGCGGCCGGACGTGTTTGGCGAGAGCGACGATGGATTGGCAGTTGCCTAGTCACCGTAACTACCCTCGCCACCACCGAGGGAGGGGAGCCAGGCCGGCTGGAGCAGCACGCTAAGTACCACCACAGCCGACCGAGCTTCCCAGACCCGGGGGGAGGATGCCTCGGGGTTGCCAGCCTCTCCACCACAGAGCTGCTGGCTGCAATGGCCAGGTGATCAGGGATGCCGATCACCTGGCCAAGGCGGCAGATGGCGTTTCCACCACAGAGCGGCCATCTGCCTTTGTGACCACCATGCAATGTGACCACGGCGCCTACTCTAACAAGGTTGGTGGCGTCGTGGCACTGGCAGTAAACAGGAATAATTGCCATGTCCCGACCCTCGTTCGCGGATCAGTTCGACCGTATGGGCCGCGAGGTGCTTCCCTTGGGCGAAGCGCTCAACCTCGTCGCTCGCAATCAACGCATGTGCCACGGTGGCATCACCGGCTTCGCTCACTCCACCGGCCGCAGCGTCTCCACCACCTCCCACAAGTTCGACCCCAGCCACACCAGCCATATCCTCAACATCTACGACGTGCTCGACTTCCTGCGGTACGTGTCGGCCGAGGGGCGGGCGGTCGTGCTCGACGCGCTGCATGCCGAGCTGGGCGACAGCCTGTGGTTCTTCGTTTCGCCGCTTCAGTTCGAGGATGTGCCGGCCAGCCTGATTGCCGGTGCCGGCGAGATCCTGCACACGTCGGCCAATGCGGCAACCACCATCGCGCGCCATATCGAGGACGGCCGCATCGATGCGGCCGAGCTGGCCGAAACCCAAAAGCTGGCGATGAGCATCATCCGTGCGGCGGTTGGCCTCTACGAGCGGGCTCGCTACGTCCACCAGACCACCAAGGGCGCCGAACGCGGGGAGGTGGCCAATGGCTGATATCGCGGATCACGCCAATGACCTGGTGCTGGAGCGCATGGAGGCGGCGTTGGCTGCCCGAGCGCTGGTAGTGGCTAGCGAATCGGCTCATGAGTGCGAGTGCTGCGGCGAGCCGATCCCGCCGCGCCGTCGCGAAGCTGTGCCGGGGTGCCAAACCTGCATTGAATGCCAGTCCTTCAACGAGCGGAGGGGGCGCCGGTGAGTAACGAAGCCTTGGATGAAGTGCTGAATCAGCTTCGAGACCATGGAATTGAACCCTTCACCATGCGGAGCCCGGGCTGGGTGTTCGGGAAGTTGGTGCGCTGCAAGGTCGAGGGCGACCGGAACGGGGAGGCAACTGGCTGGTACGTCCTGCACGAATACACCACTGCCAGCGGCAAGACCCTCTATTTCGGGCGCTTCGGCAACTGGCGGCAGGATCTCAACGAGAAATTCAAGCTCAAGGGTGTTCGCCTGACTGCCGAGGAGCGCGAGCTGATGCACGCGCGGCAGGAAGAGGCCAAGCGCAAGGCGGCAGCGAAGGCCGCCTATGCAGCGCAGCGTGCCGCCCAGGGCGCAGCGCGGTTGTGGGAACGGCTATCGGAGAAGGGCAAGGCGCCGTATCTCGACCGCAAGCAAATCGTCGGTATCGGCGGTCGCTACGGTTACGGCGGGCGTTTCATGGTGCCCATGCGAACGCTCAAGGGGCTGGTGGGGCTGCAAATCATCTACCCCGAGAAGCAGCCCGATACCGGCCGGGACAAGGCGTATTGGCCCTATGGCATGCAGAAGGAAGGAGCGTTCTGCCTGATCGGTCCGCGCCCCGAACCCGGCGAGCCGGTGCTGATTGCCGAGGGGTACGCGACCGGCGTCAGCCTGCATATGGCGACGGGCTGTGCGGTGGCTATTGCCTTCGATGCCGGCAACCTGCTGCCGGTCGGCAAGGCGATGCAGACCGAGTATCCGTCTCGGCCGTTGATCTTCTGCGGCGATGACGACTGGAAGACCACCCGCCAGGACGGGTCGCCTTGGAATCCGGGCGCTCAGGCTGCGGAGAACGCCGCCACGATCCTTGGCGGCCAGTTCGTGCTCCCTCGCTTCGGCAGCGAGCGCGAGGAGGGCTGGACTGACTTCAACGACCTGCACTGTGCCGAGGGGCTGGAGGTGGTTCGCGCCCAGGTCATGGCGGTAGTCCGGCCACCCGCTGAGGGTGGCTGGCGTGACTGCCTTCTGCGGATCAAGGGCGGCGGCCTGGCGGCGCACATGGTGAACATCAGTCTGATCCTACAGAACGATGAGCGCTGGCACGGAGTGCTCGGCTACGACGAGTTCAGCGCCAAGACCATGAAGCTGCGGACGCCGCCCTATGGTGGTGGTACGGGGGAGTGGACAGATCTGGACGACATGCTGGCGTGCGAGTGGCTGGCCCAGCAGTACGGTTTGCTGACGAAGGTGCCGCCGGTGCTGGAAGCGGTGTCGGTGGTGGCCAGCAAGAACAGCTTTCACCCGGTGCGGGCGTACCTTGAGGGCCTGGAGTGGGACGGTACGCCGCGGATCGAGCATTGGCTGAACAGGGCCCTGGGCGTGGAGGAGACCCCGTACTCGATGAAGGCCGGCAAGCGCTGGCTGATCGGCGCTGTTGCGCGTGTTATGCGCCCGGGCTGCAAGATGGATACGGTGCTGATCCTCGAAGGGTTGCAGGGCGAAGGCAAGTCGACCGCCATGTCGGTGCTGGGCGGCGAGTGGTTCATGGATACCCCGTTCGTGCTCGGTGACAAAGAGACGTTCCAGATGTTGCGCGGCAAGTGGATCAGCGAGCTGGGCGAGTTGGATGCGTTCAACAAAGCCGACAGCACGAAGGCAAAGCAGTTCTTTTCGGCCTCGGTCGATACCTTCCGCGAGAGCTACGGCCGCAGAACCCGCGATGTGCCACGACAGTGTGTTTTCGTGGGTACGACCAACCAGGACGAGTACCTGAAAGACACCACCGGCAACCGTCGATACTGGCCGGTCCTCTGCACGAAGGTGGATCTTGACCTGTTGCGCGAGATCCGGGACCAGCTATGGGCCGAAGCACTGTTCTGCTACCGGGCCGGCGATCCGTGGTGGGTTTCGCGGGAGGAGCGAGCGCTGTTCGAGGAGGAGCAGGACAAGCGCTACACGGTTGACGCCTGGGAGCACAAGCTGATCGGCTGGCTTGAGGGATACGTCGGCGAGACCGTGACCAGTGCGGCTATCTTGGGCGAAGCGCTCAATCTGGATTACGGGCACTGGGGCAAGCCGGAGCAGATGCGAGTTGGCCACATCATGCACCGGCTGGGCTGGCGGCGCAGGCGTCTACCCGCATCCGGTAAGTCGCCGGTGCGACCGTGGGGCTACGAGCGGCCGCCGTCGTGGAAGGGACAGCCGACGCAGAGGGAGGCCGCATTTTGATCAAGCCAATTGACGAGATGCTACGGACCTGGGCCGCCGAGTTGCACCCGCCGAATGGCGTAGGCTCTGCCGGGAACGCTAGCGGCGGGAGCAATGTGATTGCTATGCTGATGGCGACAAGGGGAAACCTGACTCGCTCCACGGCGGGGGCTCGCTGTCCTCTGGATCGCACGGCGGACATTGAGCTGATCGTGAACAAGCACCTTCCGCCGCCCATCGAGCGGGTGGTGCGCTTGCATTACACGGATTACGACATGTCGGACCCGATGAAGTGGGCAGCATGCGGATGTGGCAAACGCCAGTATTACCGCAGGCTCGACCTGGCCCACGCGGCCATCGCAGAAATCCTGTTGCGGCGGGCGGCTTGACTTGGCCGGGCGCTGTCCCACCGTCCTACTCTGTCCCGCTTCGTTTTTCGAGGCGGGACAGCGCAAAGCCCCGTCACTGCTGGGGCTGTCCCACTGTCCCACCTTTCACGCACCCGCCCGCACATAGGCACGCATCGCGCGCACGCGCGCAGCGCGCGCTCTTATTATTCTTCTCTTATATGCGTAGAAAGTAGTAGGACAAGTGGGACAGTAGGACAGCACCATATAAATCAATGGGTTATCTGTCCCACCTGCTGACCCACCTACTGACCAGTAGGACAGCGCCGGAGGCGCTTGATAACCGTAGGCAGATATTCACCGAGTATTCGCCAGGGATTACCAAGGCGTTCATGGGATATTCGCAGGGTGGCAATGAAACGGGGTTGTTGCCATGACACTTTGGGGGTAAAAAGTAGGCACTCTCGTAGAGGTGCGCCAGTGAGGCACACGCTCCACATCATCGGAACCCGGCCATCGCGCCGGGTTTTTTATTGGCTCGATTTCGGCGCCTCTGGCCTCCCTGGCGGGGTGTCGGGTCCAGGGACGGGCCGCCTACTCAGACCGAGGTGAACATGGCGACAGAGAACGACGTTCAGCAGACGCTGAGCGATATCCCGACCTGGCTGTTCGTGCTGGTGTCGATGGCTGGCCTGTCCGGGGAGCTGTGGCGCGCCGAGGCGGCAGGACTGACGGTCAGCGATCTGCTGAAACGTGTCCTGCTGCGCTCGGGGGCGTCGGTCGTGTTCGGCCTGGCCTCGGTGTTGCTCGCCACGGCGAGCGGTGCGGGGCTGCCGGTTGCCGCTGCGCTCGGTAGCGTGGTCGCGTGCCTCGGCGCCGACGTGGCATCAGGGTTCTATACCCGGTGGTTGGCGCGTAAGGCTGGGGGGCATGATGGAACAGGCTCTTCGTAAAAGCGCGTTCACCGTTCCCTGCCAGACGTAGCTTACGATCTGTTTTCGCTGTTGCCTGAGGCAGGCAGCTCGCCAGTAAGTTCTGTTTCTGGTACTGCTTTTTGCTTAGCTCTGTTCTGAACATACGCGATTAAAATAATTGATCCTACTATAAAATAGATCGCATACATTGCGAAGTTGAAGGCGCTAACTAGAAGTTTGATTATTTCTGGGCGTGTTATGGGTGTTTCTGCGTCAAGAAATTCCATTATGTTAAAGAAAGACCCAGCTGCTATTCCGGCGGTGCCGGTTAGGGCCAAACCTACTGCTAATATGTAACCCAGAATTCTAGAGCTGCGCTTTATGTGACTAAGCATGCTTCGTACAGCAGATTTTAGATCTTCTCTGTTCTCTCTGTTGAGTGCGAAGTATCCAATAACTAAAGCCATGATTGAGCAAAGCCCGCCTACGTAGTCCATTACAGTTTCCTCGGTAATATAAATCGCTAATAGTACATGAATGTCTCTGCCCCCTTGTAGATGCAACGGCATTAGATGTCATGTCTGCTTAGGAGGACGCAAATGAGAGGGATGAGAGGGCTTTCGATTGATGGTTTGGATGACGCGATGATCTCGCTCCGTATGCTTGAGGGCGAATTACCAAGCCGGGCTTTGGCCGACGCCTTGAACCACACGGCGAACCAGGCGAATCAGGCGCTGGTCGGGGAGATCGACCAGGTCTTCGACCGGCCGACACCGTTCACCCGTAACGCCATCCGCATCCTGCATGCCACCTCACGCCGCCTTGAGGCGGCCTTGTGGGTGAAGGACGAAAAGGACCATGCCTCGAAGGGGCAGGCACCGGAGGACTGGGTGGCTCCCCAAGTCTTCGGGGGGCCGAGGGTGGACAAGGCGTCGGAGCGGAACCTCCGAGCCCGAGGTCTCCTGCCGGCGGGCATGTTCGTCGTTCCAACGGAGGGCGCCCGGCTGGACCAGTACGGCAACATGAGCCGCGGCCAGATGATCCAGATCCTCTCCGGCCTGGGCGCCCTGGAATACCGAGCGGGGTTCAAAGGAAACGCTACTCAGTCGGCGCGCTCCCTGGCGAAGGGACACCAACTGGCGTACTTCGTGATGCGCCGTGGCCGCCGGCCGATTGGCATCGCCGAGCGCCGTGGACGGACGTTGACCATGGTCCTCGCCTTCGTCCGCCAACCTCAGTACCGCGTGCGCTTCCAGTTTCACGAAGTCGTTCGGCGTGTTGCCGAGGATGACGCGCGCCTAGAGGCGAACATCGAGCGGGCCCTGGCGAAAGCGTTGCGCTGAACCGTTGGTGGATGGCCTGGCCGGGCGGAGCGGGGTTAGTTCAACCCGAGCCGGCAGTGGCCGGTTGCGGGCGGGTCGCCACGAAAATCGGGGCAGTGGCGTGCTACTCGAAAAGCACCGGGGGCCCCTGAAGCGCCGCCCCGGACAAGGGTGATTCGAACCCCGTTCTCGCGCTAGTGGCTGGGCCGGGAAGTTAGTTAACAGGGTTAACCGGGTTAACCCCTCGGTTCATCGTGGTTAACAGGTACCGCACATGGAGTTCATGACCAAGGCAGCGTTCGCGGACCGCCAAGGCTGGTCGCGCGCCTACGTGTCGAAGCTGGTCCGGCAAGGGCGCCTCGTCCTCACCGCCGACGGAAAGGTCGACGTCCAGGCGAGCGACGAACTGCTGGCCGCCAGCGCAGACCCGAGCAAGGCCGCCGTGGCCGAGCGGCATCGTCAGGAGCGGGTGGAGAAGGGCGTATACGCCCACATAGACGCAGGTGCAGCCCCGAGCCCGGCCTTACCGGCCCCGGGGCAGGCCGCACCGCTGCCCGACTACCAGAAAGCCCGCGCGCGGCGGGAGTACGCCCTTGCCCTGCTGGCAGAAGACGAACACCGCAAGAGCCGTGGCGAGACGGTCGAGCGTGCGCGCGTCGACTCCGCCGCCTTCACCGCTGCGCGCGCTCTGCGCGATCTGCTGATGGGCGTGCCGCCGAAGATCGCCGGCGACCTGGTGACGCTGACCGACCCCTGGGAGATCGAACGCCGCCTGACCCAGGCGCTGCGCCGTGCCTTGGAAGATGCCGACCGCCTCCTGCAGCTCGATGCCGAGATCGAACAAGGGGGCAAGGAGCCGAACTGAACCATGGAACAACCGTATGCCGACGGTGCCGCCGTGTACCTGGCGGCATACCGTCGAGGACTGAAGCCCGACCCCGAACTGTGGATCGATGAGTGGGCGGACGAGTTCCAGATGATCCCGGCGGATACGGGGGCGGCCGAGCCGGGCAAGTACCACACCGACCGGACCCCCTATGCGCGCGAGCCGATGCGTTGCCTGTCGCCGCTGTTCCCAGCCAAGCGCGTGGTGACGATGATCGCCTCGCAGCTGATGAAGACCCAGGTCGCCTTGAACTGGATCGGCGGCTGTATCCACATGGCACCGGCCAACATCCTGGTGCTGCTGCCCACCGAGAAACTGAGCAAGCGGGTATCAGGACGGATCGACAAGACGATCAAGGCCGTGCCGGTGCTGACCGCGCGCGTTGCCAAGGCCCGCTCGCGCGACTCGCGAAACACGCTCGACACCAAGGAGTTCGAGGGGGGCGCGCTGTACTGCGCGTCAGCCGGCTCGGCCTCCAACCTGGCCGAGTTGTCCGCTCGGTACGTGTACGGCGATGAAATTGACCGCTGGGAAATGGACGTCGACGACGACGGCGACCCGGTCAAGCAGGCCGAGGCGCGCGGCTCGACGTTCGGCCGCCGCGCGAAGTTCTACTACTCCAGCTCGCCCACGCTGAAAGGCGTTTCGCGGATCGCCGACCTCTTCACCCAGGGTGACCAGCGGCACTACTACGTCCCGTGTCCGCATTGCGGAACGATGCAGGTGTTGGAATGGGAGGGCCTGAAGTACGACCCCGAGTACCGCCTTGTGCAGTACATGTGCTGCAACGAGGAGTGCGGGGCCCTGATCGAGGAGCACCACAAGGCGGCCATGCTCTCCGCTGGCGAGTGGCGAGCCCATGCCGTCGGTGACGGCGAGACCGTCAGTTTCACGCTGAGCGCGCTGTATGCGCCTCCCGGCTGGTTGACCTGGACGGACCTGGCGAAGGAGTACGACGAGGCCAAGCGTCTGCAGGAGAAGGGCGATCCTGGGTCCATGCAGGTGTTCTACAACACCCGCTTGGCCCGGCTATGGGACAGCGCCGAGGAAATGACCAAGGCGGACGAGCTGCGCAAGCGAGCCGAGGCCGAGGGGCATCGGCTGGGTCTGGTACCCGCCGGAGCGCTGCTGCTGACCGCGGCGGTCGATACCCAGCACAACCGCTTGGAAATGCTGGTGATGGGCTGGGGCGAGGGCCTGGAGCGCTGGACGGTCGATTTCCAGGTGATCCCCGGCGACCCGACCGACGAGCGTACCTGGGCGCTGCTCGACGAGCGCCTGAAGGCTCGATATCGGCACGTCAGCGGTGTGGACCTGGCCATCTGCGCGGTCTGCATCGACTCAGGCGGTCACCATACCCATGAGGTCTACCAGTTCACCCGCCTGCGCCGCTGGCGAAACGTGCTAGCGGTGAAGGGGGCGAGCAAGCGCGGCCGCCCAGTGCTGGCCCAGCGGCCGTCCAAGGTCGACGTCACCTGGCAGGGCAACACCGAGAAGAGTGGCGCCGAACTATGGATGGTCGGCACCGACACGGCGAAGGACTGGGTCTACAACCGCTACCACCTCAAGGATGGCCCCGGGGCGTTGCACTTCTCCGCAGACCTGCCGCCTGACTTCTTCGACCAGTGCGTGGCCGAGCGCAAGGTGGTCCGCTACGTGAAGGGGTTCAAGCGCACCGACTGGGTCAAGGCCAAGTCGGAGCGAAACGAGGCCCTCGACCTCATCGTGTACAACCTGGCCGCGGCCCACTTCCTCGGCCTGCATCGCTATCACGCTCCACAGTGGAGCAGCCTGCGCGCAGCGGTAGGTCAAGGCAGCCTATTCGCCGACCCAGTCTCCACGGTGCCCAGCGCGGCCGACGAAGCGGACGAGCATGAGCCGCAGGGCGAGGCGCCAAGCGCCCCAGTGCGGCCGGCACCTCCCGCGCGGAGCGCGAACCCACCATCCCAACCAACTGGCCGGCGTACCTCGCGCAGCGGGTATCTGAGTCGCCGATAGACGAGGTCAGCATGAGCACAGCGCAGCAGCGCCTGGACGAGGTCCGGGTGGCGATTCAGGACATCCTGAAAAAAGGGCAGTCGGTGCGCAAGGGAGACCGCCAGGTCGACCGCGCGCAACTGGCGAGTCTGCGCGTTCTGGAGCAGCAGTACGCCGAAGCCGCAGCCCTGGAAGCGGCTACGAACAACCGACGCTCGCGCCAGGTTCGCCTCTACAGCGGAGGCAAGGGGATCTGATGGCTACCCGATACCGAATCACGTCGAAGCGCATTCGCAACAGCTACGAGGGCGCTGGCACCGGACGCCGCGCCGCAGGCTGGGACGCGCCCGAGGCGGCGCTGAATGCGGTAGCCATTCCGGCATTGCCGACCCTGCGCAAGCGCTCGCGAGCGGCGGTGAGGAATGACCCCTACGCCGCGAGCGCGATCAGCAAGCGCGTCAGCAACCTGATCGGCACCGGCATTACGCCGCGCGCACGCCTGGACGACGCGGCGTTGCGCGAGGCGTTGAACCTGCTGTGGGAGGACTGGGTAGACGAGTCGGACGCGGATGACCGTACCGATTTCTACGGCCTGCAGATGATCATCGCGCGGATGGTCGAGGAAGCGGGCGAGTGCTTCGTGAGGCGCCGCAACCGGCGGCCGGAGGACGGCCTGGCGGTACCTCTGCAACTGCAAGTGCTCCCGCCTGACTTCGTCCCGGTGGATCGCAATTTCAAGACCCGCAGCGGCAACGTGGTGCGCGCGGGAATCGAGTTCGACGCCATCGGCCGCCGGGTTGCCTACTGGATGTGGCAGAGCCATCCCGGCGATCCGGCGGCGCCCCGGCGCGGCTACAACCAGCTCAACCGCATCCCGGCGGACCAGGTGCTGCACATCTTCGAACCGCTGGAGGGGGGCCAGCTGCGCGGTGTGCCGCGCTTGTCGCCGGTTCTCCTGCGGCTGAAGTCGCTGGACAACTACGACGACGCGGTGCTGTTCAGGCAGGAAGTTTCCAACCTGTTCGCCGGGTTCATCACCAGGCCTCGACAGGACGGGGCGCCGATCTTCGATCCGTCGACCGGACTGGCACCTGCGCAGGATCGCGACGGGACACCAATGGTCGGCCTGGAGCCGGGGACCATGCAGGAACTGCTGGAAGGGGAGGAGGTGGTTTTCTCCGACCCGCCGGACGCCGGTAACACCTACGTCGACTTCATGCGACAGCAACTGATGGCAGCGGCGGTCGGTGTCGACCTGCCGTATGAGCTGCTCACCGGCGACATGGGCGATATCAGCGACCGCACCTTGCGGGTGCTGCTCAACGAGTTTCGGCGCCGGATCGAACAGGTTCAGTTCAGCGTGTACGTCTACCAGCTCTGCCGCCCGGTGCGCGCGTGGTGGCTGGATACCGCGTACCTCAGCGGAGCAGTCGACCTGCCGGACTATCCGACGCGGCGACGTGAATTCCTGCGCACGCGTTGGATCCCGCAGGGCTGGGCCTACATCCATCCGGTGCAGGACGTCCAGGGCAAGCTGCTGGAGATCGGCGGAGGCCTCGCCAGCCGGAGCGAGCATGCGCTACGCACCGGATACGACGCCGAGGTGATCGACCGGGAGAACGCCCAGGACAACGCCCGGGCCGACAGCCTGAACCTGCACTACACCACCGACACCGGGCAACCGGTGAGAGACCAAGGGGACACCCATGAAGAAACGCAATGAACAGCCCCTGGCGCTGGCCGCCCTGTGGGCGCTGCTGGGCGTTGGCACGCTCGCCGATCCGCGCATCCAGAACAAGGCGCAGGGTGCGCCGGATCTGCAGGCCGAGCACTGGTACAGCGTCAAGGCGCTGAGCGCTGAGGGTACCGGCTCGGCCGTCTCCATCGAGATCTACATCTACGGCGAAATCGGCTTTTGGGGCATCACCTCCGCGGATTTCATCCGCGACCTGAAAGCAGTCGACGACGGCACCTCTCCGGTACTGGTCCACTTCGACACCATCGGCGGTGACCTCTTCGACGGCATCGCCATCCACAACGCACTCCGGGCCCTGGGCGAACGCTGCACCGCCCGGATCGACGGGGCCTGCTTCAGCGCGGGCAGTGTTGCGGCCTGCGGCGCACACCGGGTCGAAATGGCCGACAACGCGCTGTTCATGATCCACAACCCCTGGACCCTCGCGGCAGGCGACAGCGAAGACCTGCGCAAGGTCGCCGACATGATGGACCAGGCGTTCGAGGGCATCGTGGCGAGCTACCAGCATAGGCCGCTGAATGTCGATGACGCCGAGCTGCGCCGGATGATCGACGATGAAACCTGGCTCACCGCACCCGAGGCGAAGGACAAGGGGTTCGTGGACGAGGTGCTCGGCGCGGCCGAGCCGGTCGGCGTGAATGCACGCCTGGGCAAGGTGCTGAATCGCTATCGCAACACGCCCGACGCGGCGCGCCGGCTGCTGGCCAGCCAGGAGCCAGCGGGTGACCCCGCTCCGACGTCGACCGAACTGGCTGCGGAGCTGACGGCGGACTGCGCCCAGGCCGGTCTGGCCGACTGCGCGGCGTATCTGATCAAGGCCTCGGGCCTGAAAGATCGCGAGACGGTACGCGCGGCCTTGGACCGGGCGAAGGCCGTCCGGTCGGTATGCCTCGTCGCGAAAATGCCCGATGAGGCCAAGGCGCTCATCGAGGAGGGCCTGGATGCCGACGGCGCCCGTCTGCGGCTGTACGACAAGATCGTAGCGCGCAGCACCCAGGTGGAGATCGACAACCGCGTGCCGACGGACGATCTGCCGCAGAACAAGGCTTACCAACCCCCGGCGCCGAGCGACGTGTACGCGAAGCGCCGGCTCAATGCCTCGAAAGGAGGAAAGCAAGCATGACCATCAAGACCGAAGGCGTTCACGCCGGAGAGTTCCTCCTGTCGGAGGCCAACGGCTCGCGCAGCCGCGAAAACATCGTCATCACCGCCGGCTCCGGCCGGCTGGTGGCGGGTACCTTGATCGCCCCCATCACCGCCGCCAATGCGCTGACCGCAACCGCGGCGGCAGGGAACACCGGCGATGGCACTGTCGGTGCCACCGTGGTGACCAGCGCCGCCATCAGCGGCACCTACGTGCTGGAAATCACCGAGGCCGGAGCCAATGGCGGCAAGTTCGAGGTGGTCGACCCGCAGGGACGCCAGGTGGGCACTGGTCAAGTCGGCCAGGCGTTCACCGGCGGCGGAATCGGCTTCACCCTTTCCGACGGGGCCACCGACTTCGTGGTGGGTGATCGCTTCAACCTGCAGGTGCTGGCAGGGCTCGGCGAGTGGACGCCCTACGACGACGACGGTGCCGATGACGGCCGTCGCGCGGCTGGCGGCATTCTGTTCGGTCCAGTGGATGCCACGGATACCGACGTCAAGGCGGTGGCCGTGGTCCGTGATGCCGAAGTGATCGCCAGCCTGCTGACCGGCCTGGATGCCGCGGGTGAGGCCGACCTCAAGGCGCTGGGCCTCATCCTTCGCACCTGACCCTCCTCCGTCCCTCAATCACCTCAAGCCCCGCCTGCGCGGGGTTTTTCATTTCTGGAGTATCCACATGGCTGAAATCAGCATTTTCGAAGATGAGGCGTTCTCGGTTGAGGCGCTGCTGGCGGTGATCAACACCGATCACCCGGTGCCGGGGCAACTTGCCGCGCTGGGCCTGTTCGAGGAACAGGGCGTGTCCTCGCTGGTGGTGCAGATCGAAAAGGACGGCACCACGCTGCAACTGGTGGAGGCGAAAGCCCGCGGCGGCGTAGGCCAGGCCGTGACCGGTGACAAGCGTCAACTGGTCCCCTTCAACACCGTTCACCTGCCGCAGACGTTCCAGATCCTCGCCGATGAAATCCAGGGCATCCGTGCGGTGGGTAGCCGGACCGAGCTGCAGTCCGCCGAGGCGGTCGTGGCCAAGCGCCTGGAAAAAGCGCGCCGCCAGTTGGACCTGACCCACGAGTATCAGCGCATCGGCGCCATCAAGGGCAAGGTTCTCGATGCCGACGGTTCGACGGTGCTGCTGGATATCTACCAGGCCTTCGGACTGAGGAAGCCCAAGCCGCGATCGCTCGAGCTGGGTAACCCCGAGGGTGACCTGAGCGGCATTCTGGCCGACCTGCTGGACGAGCAGGACGACGCGCTGGGCAACGTCACCAGCACCGGATCGCGAGCGTTCTGTGGCAAGAACTTCTGGGCCAAGCTCATCGATCACCCCAAAGTGCGCGGCACTTACCTGAACACCCTGCAGGCGGCGCAACTGCGGGGTGACCGTCGCCAGTCGTTCGAGTTCGGCGGCGTGGTCTGGGAGCGCTATCGCGGCAAGCATGACGGGGAGCCGTTCGTGGACGATGGCAGTGCCCAACTGGTCCCGGAGGGGGTTCCGGACCTGTTCATCAGCGCCTTTGCGCCGGCGGACTACATGGAGGTCGTCAACACCGAAGGCCTGCCGTACTACGCCAAGCTTGAGCGTCTGCCCTTCGACAAAGGCGTGGCTGGGGAAGCGCAATCGAACCCGCTGCACCTGTGCACCCGCCCGTTGGCGGTGCGCGAACTGACCCTCTGACCGTGGCGGGTTTCTCTGAACTGGTCGCCGACATGGACGAGATCATCGCCGACGTCCTCGGCGATGGTGAGTTTGGCTACCTGGACCGCTCTGGCCGGCAGATCGGCAATGCTGCGGTGATCGTCGAGGAAGGCGTGGAACGCATGGAAGCCGGCGCCTTGGATCGGTACCGCACCATTGCGTGCCGCAAGGCGTTCTTGCAGCCGCTTGATCGCAAGGGGGCGTTCCTCGATTCCGATGGCCAGGTCTGGCGCATCGACGGCATCCATGCCGACGACGGCGACTGGATCACTTTCTACGTGGTGCCCGAATGAGCGACGTGATCGATGTACAGACCGCGGTCATCGGCCAACTGCTGGACCTGCTGGCCGCGGTGCCGGCGTTCGGCGATGCCGTCCGCGAGGACTGGGTGGCCGGGGTGCTCGACGCCGAGGACAGCGACGAGCCCGAACGGCTGATCATCCTGCAGGAAGGGGACACCGTGGAACGAGACCGGTCGCCGGGCAGTGTCGTGGAGGAGTGGACCGTGAACATCGTCCCGATGGCGCGCGGCAGGGACGCCGCCCAGGCGTTGCGCGAGGCGCGCCTGGCGATCAAGCGGGTGCTCAAGGGCCACAAGGCCGGGCTGACGGTGCCCGGCCTGGTGCGTGTCGATTTTCCGGCATCCGCTGTGCGCCTGCCCGAGCCCGGCCGGCGCTGGGCCTATCGAGCCATCCCTCTGCAGGTCAGCTACTCGCAGCAGTTGTAACCCATCCACCAGGCCGCCTCCGGGCGGCCTCTTCATTTCCGGAGGGCTCCATGCCCGAGATCATCGTTACCAGGCCGTTCAACTACCGCGAGGGGCTCGACGCGACCCACTACCCGGCGTCGAAGGGCGCCATCAGCGTTACCGCCGCCGTAGCTGCCCATGCCCTGGGCAAGGGCTACGCCACCGAGGCCAAGGCCAAGGCGCCGCCGATTCCGGCAGCCTCCGCCGAACCGGCCGGCGGCGACCACAAGTAACCCACCCGAACCCATCAGGAGAGCCCCATGCTCCAGACCATCGACCGCTCGTTCATCGGCGAGGGCATCATCCATGCCCGCCTGTACGGGTCGCAGGAACCGTTCCTGCCGCTCGGCAACTGCGACACCTTCAACATCAGCTTCGCCACCGACCGCAAGACGCTGCCCAACTACATGGGAGGCGGCGGCAACAGTAACGTCCGCGAGCGCGTCACCGACGTGACGTCCTCCATCGGTATGTTCGACCTGACTGCCGAGAATGTCGCCCTGGTGACGCGCTCCACCATCCAGGTGGCGCCCACCGCCGCAATCACCGACGAGGCGCATACCTCTCAGGGGGTTGCGCTGGAGTTGATCCCGTTCAAGTACCTGCCGGACCTGACCAAGCCCGTGACGGTCAAGACCGCAGGGGACGTCGAGGTGGCCCCGGGCACGGACTACCTGCTGGTACCCCACGGCATCCAGGTGCTGAGCGGCGGCAAGATCGATGCAACCGGCATCAAGGTCAGCTACACACCGCGCCCGAGCCGGGCGGTGCATATGCTCAACGGCTCGCAGAAGGAACTGGAGCTGTTCATCGCTGGCCTGAACGACGCGCAGTCGGGCGAGCCGTTCGCGCTGCGCCCTCGCCGCGTCAAGTTCGGCCTCCTGCAGGAGCTGGCGGTGTTGGGCCAGGAATACGCCAAGCTCACCGGCCCAGCGGAACTGCTCGCAGATTCGCGCGTGACCGCGACCGACATTTCCAAGTTCTGCCAGATGGATCTCGCGCAGGCGGCCTGATCGCCGTGCCAGGGATGGCCCCATGACCACAGCCCGCCGTTTGGCGGGCTTTTTTTTGCCAGAGGATTGCCATGGCGAACCCAATGCAGCGCCTGATCCAGTTCGTTCTTCGCGGCCGGGACGAACTGTCGCCCGCCGCCCAGCAGTCGACCGAGGCGCTGGAAGGGCTGCGCACCACGGCGGCGAACCTGAACCGGCAGTTGGACGATGCGAAGGGGGCCCGCGGTCTGGTGACCACGCTCGGAACTACCGAGCGCGCCATTGCGCAGACGCAGACGTCGGTGCAGCGGGTGGACCGTACCATTGCGGACCTGCGCGAGGCGTTGGACCGCAACCCCGGGAGCCGGGGCCTGGCCGTGTCCCTGCAGATCGCGGAGCGGGACGCAGCGGGTCTGCGTCGGACCCTTGACCAACTGACCGCTCGGCACGCTGAGCAGCAACGTGCGGCGCGGGCGGCGGGCGTGGATACCGGCCAGCTTGCCAACGAGGAGCGGCGGCTGGCGTCGGTGGTCGACAACACCCGCGAGAGCATCGCGCAGAACAGCCGCGAGATCCGCGAGCTGGAACGTGCGCAGATGCGAGCGGCGCGGGAGGCTGCTGGCCACACCTCGCGCGTGACGGCGCTGCGTGAGGCCATGTCGTCCGGCGTTCGCCAGGCAGCCGCTTACGCCGCGGCCTTCGTCGGCATCCAGGCGGCGCTGAACCTGGTGCGCAGAGGAATCGGCCTGGTGCGTGATGGCATCGTCTCGATGCTGACCACCGGCGACCAGTTCGAGAACCTGCAGAACCGGCTTACGTCGCTGATGGGCTCGGTTGCCGAGGGTGAGCGGGCAACCGCCTGGATCAAGACCTTTGCCAAGGATACGCCGCTTCAGTTGGGCGACGTCACCGACGCCTTCGCGCTGCTGAAGGCCTACGGCCTGGACCCGATGGATGGGTCGTTGAAAGCGATCGAGGACCAGTCGGAGAAGCTGGGCGGTGGCATGGAGCGCCTGGAGGGCATCACGACGGCAGTCGGCCAGGCCTGGGCGAAGCAGAAGCTGCAGACCGAGGAGATCCTGCAACTGGTCGAGCGTGGCGTGCCGGTGTGGGACATGCTGGCCAAGGTCACCGGCAAGAATGCCGCGCAGCTGCAGGATCTGGCGAGCAAGGGCAAGCTTGGCCGGGACGTCATCAAGGCGCTGGTCGACGAAATGGGGCGCAGCTCCGAAGGGGCCGCTGCGAAGGCCATGAGTACCCTGACCGGTCTGGTCAGCAACCTCGGCGACACTGCGGCCGACTTTCTCAACCGCATTGCCAACGCCGGCGCGCTGGACCACGTCAAGAACAAGCTGAAGGAACTGGGTGACACCATCGCGCAGATGGACCAGGACGGGCGCCTCGACGCGCTGGCCAAGGGGCTGTCGGATGCCTTCGTCCAGGGCTCGGAATGGGTCGAGCGCTTCATCAAGCGCCTGGCCGACGTCGATTTCGGCACCCTGATCGACAAGACCTCGGCCTGGCTTAGCAGCTTCAGCACCCAGCTGGACGACATGGCCTCGCGGGTGCAACTGTTCATCGCGCCGTTCCGGACGTTGTTCAACGGTGTCACCTCGGGCATCAGCGCTATCGCCCTGGCCTGGACCGGCACCATGTCGCTGATGGTCGCCGGCCTCGAGAAGGTGGCGGAGAAGATCCCGGCGGCGCTGGGCGGGGAGCGGATCCGCAGTTCCGTCGCCGGCGTCCACGACCTGCTCAGCAGCATGAGCGAGGGTTTCCGCCAGCAGATCCAGCAGGACGCGCAGGATATCGCGGATGCCTGGGACACCAGCACCACGGCTACCGCCTCCGCCGCACAGCAGCAGAGCCAGGCGATCACCGACACCTTCACCGACCTGAAGGCGGGTGCGAAGAGCGCGGCCGCCGAGTCGGTGCAGGCGGTGACCAGCCTGCAGAATGCCCTGGACCAGATCAGCGCGGCCAAGACCACCGAGCAACTGACCGCCCTGCAGGGGGAAATGCTCAAGGCCTACCAGGCCGGCACGCTGAGCCAGCAGGAGTATGCGAACGGCGCCGGTGTCCTCAACGCGAAGCTGACCGAACTGAAGTCGACCGCCAGCGGCGCCGCCCTGGGGGTGTCTGACCTCAGTACCGGCCTGGAGAACTTGAAGCAGGTCCAGGACGCGATCAGCAGCGCGAAGACCACGGTCGATATCCAGAACATCCGGACGGCGCTGGGCCGGCTGTACAACGACGGCACGATCAGCGCGCGGGAGTTCAACCAGGAACAGACCAAGCTGTCCGCCAAGGTCAAGGAACTGAAGGCGTCCGGCGAGGAGGGCGCCAAGGGTATGCAGGCGGTCGCGGAGTCCTCGGACAAGGCGGCCAAATCGCTTTCGGACCAGCGCAAGGCCATCGGCGAATCGATGGAGGCGACCCGCAAGGGAGTAGCGTCGACGAAGGACGACATGGGCGCCTTCGAAGGGTTCTTCGGTGGGGTGTTGAGCACCGCGCGGCAGGGCGTTGCGCAGTTGAGCCAGGAAGCGCTGAACGCCTTCGATGCGATGCGTGGGATCTCCACCGTCGATCTCAGCATCGACACCAGCAGCCTGGACGCCACTTCGCGCTCCCTGGCCAAGGTCAGTGAGCAACTGGCCCGGATCAAGGCCGAGTCGGGCGTGGGCATGAGCGGTCTCGGGCGCTGGGCGATGGATACCCAGCGGGCCAGCCTGGAGATCCAGGCTGCGTACCTGGAGCAGAAGCGCAGCCTGCAGAGCCTGATGGACGACTACGAGCGCGGGACCATGAAGCTGGGCGACTTCGTGTCGGCGGCCAAGGGCGCTCGAAATGGCCTCAGCCTGCTGAACGATTCGGACATGCGGCAACTGGAGAGCGCAATCGAGGCGGCCAATCAGAAGATCCAGCAACTCAAGGAAGGCTCGAAGTCGACGCTGGTCAGCCTGCGCGAGGAACTGGCGGGGCTGCGCGGCGAGCAGGAAGCCGTGGATCGCAGCCGGTTCAACAGCCGCAAGGCCGAGTTGCAGCAGCAGTTGGCCGAGGCCCAGGGCAGCGGCGACATGAACGCGGTGCAGAACCTGATGACGGCGCTGGCCACCCTGCAGCAGATCCAGGCCGAGACGGATGCCAAGCGGCAGCGAGAGGAGCAGCAGAAGCGGGTGGACGAGCAGAACGCCGCCAAGGCCGCGGCGGCGCCGCCTGCCTCGTCGCCGGTGTCGAGTCCGCCGCCCCGGGTCGTTCGTTTCGAGACGCCGCGGGGAGCCGTTGACGTGGCGGTGGCCAGCGAACAGGACGAAACCAACCTGCTCGGCGTGCTCGAGCAGGCCAGCATGAGGACCGGCCGATGAGGCTCGATGCGGTGGAACTGGGCGACCAGTTCGAATGGGTGGACGAGTTCACCTGGGATGCGGTGGCACAAGAGCAGGAACGCTCCCTGACCGGCGCGCTGTTGGTGCAGGAAGGCACCAAGCTGCATGGACGCCCGATCACACTGCGTTCCGGGGGAGGGGTATGGACGCCGCTGTGGGTCGTGCGGCAGTTGGAGGTGCTGCGCGACCAGCGCCTGCGGGTCATGCCGCTAGTGCTGCCAGACGGCCGCGAATTCTCGGTGATCTTCAACCGCGCCGAAGGGGCGCCGCTGGAAGCCGAACCGCTGTTCCGCGAGGTCAACTCAGGTCCGGACGCCGACTACCTGGTGACATTGCGACTGCTCACCGTAGCGCCGCCCCCGGCACCGCCCACCCCCGACCCTTGATCCCACACCCCGCCTCGGCGGGGTTTTCTTTTCTGGCTGGAGTGTTCCATGACGATCACCGTCGATGATGTAAAGCTGCTGAAATCCCAGCGCCTCACCGATGAGGACGACGGCGGCGGCCGTGCCACCGGGCAAGCCGTGGTGGATCGCGAGATCAACAACCTGTTTCCCGATATCTCGCGCCTGGACCGGACCATCGGCCGGATCAACCTGCGCAAGGCCTTCGCCGGCATCAGCTCGAACAGCGCCGAGCCGTACCTGGGCGCTCATGCCATCGTCACGCGGGCGCCGGCCGATCCGCGTGTCTCGGTGCTGCTGTTCAACACCGGCAGCCAGACCGATGAGCGCCGCGACGCGCGCAACGCCATCGAGTCCTTCGTGGTGCCGGCCGTGTCTGCCTCGTTCGAACTGCTGGGCAACCAGTTGCAGGGCCAGCGCGCCATCGCTTGCGTGCAGCGCGAAGAACAGCGGCTGCCCGAGATCGGCGAGGTCTATCAGTTGGTGTTCGAGTCGCGCTCGCAGTATGTCCGCATCACCGACGTCGAGGCGCGGCTGGAACAGTTTGCCCACGACTACGGCAACGGCAACTTCGTGAACTTCACCCGGCGCCGGCTGGACCTGTCGATCAGCGCGCCACTGGGCGCGACCTTCCCCGGCGGCCAGGTGACTCCAGGCGGTACCACCAGCCCGAAAAGCCAGGTGCTCAGCACCCAGGTCGCCGATGCCGCGCGGTACTACGGCATCAGCCCCCTGGCCGAGGCTGTCAGCCGCGGCGCGCTGAGCCTGCGGGTCAAGTCGGTCTATTCCCAGCTGGTGCCCAGCACCACCCGAGAGAACGCGCTGGTCGACCAACTGGCCGGCTACCAGCGGCGCCTGTTCGCTGCGGCCGGGCCGGCGCGGACGGTCAACCTGAATGTCGCGAACATAGGCAGCGGCAGGTCGCGGACGTTCCTCGGCACCGGCTGCGCGCCGGGTTCGCTGTCGCTGAGCGCCGGCGGCGGCGTGTTCGCCGACGACCGCAAGGGAGGCCTGCGCTACATCAGCGGTTCGAACTGGATTGCCAGCGGTACCGTCGACTACGAGAGCGGCGCAATCGAGATGGCGGCCTCCGGCAGCGGCTGGAGCGGGACAGCGAGCGCCACCTACCAGCCTGCCGCGGCGGCGACGGGCGAAGCGGTGACCGGGGAGATCCCTATCGAACTGGGCAACCGCGGCTTCGTCTACACCCTGTCGCTGTCCGAAGCGCCGCCCCAGCCGGGCACCCTGGTGGTCTCGTTCCTCGCCCTGGGCAAATGGCAGGAGATCCGCGACCAGGGCAACGGCGAATTGGCCGGGGAAGGCACCGGCACGGTGGACTTCGCGACCGGCTCGGTATCCATCACCCTGAGCGCGCTGCCGGACGTGGGGAGTTCGCTGATCTACGCCTACGTCGGGCAGAACGATGCGGCGCTGACCCAGCGCACCGGCACCAGCGTGCAGGCGCGCGCGCGGATCAACCGGACGTTGCCGCACCAGGGGCTGTTGCCCGGCTCCTACAAGGCGACGTTCAAGGTCGGCGGGGTAGAGCGCACCGTGCTCGATAGCGGCAACGGCTCGCTCAGCGGTACCGGTGGCAGCGGCCAGATCAACTATGCCGACGGCAAGGTCAGCATGGAATTGAGCGCCACCCCGGATGCCGGGAGTGGGATCGTGCATACCTACCAGCAGGGCAGCGTGACCGACAGCCCGCTGGCGGTGACCTCCGACAGCACCGGCATGTGCATCGGCACTCTCCCCGGGGCGCCGCTCAAGGCGGGCAGCGTGCGCCTATCGTGGATCACCAAGCGTCGCCAGGCGGCGCCGACCCTCGGTGCGGACATGGGCACCGGGGCGCTGCCGATCTTCGAATCGGAGATCACCGTGGACAACTCGGTGACCGACGACGCCGCCGGCGGCTGGGCCGGGCGCGCCGGGACGATCAACTACGAGACCGGCGAGTTCAGCCTGAAGGTGGCCGGCAACTACGTGTTCAAGGAGTACACCTACTATACCGACACGGTCGACAACTTCGGCATGAAGAAGCTGCGTCTGGTGGCCACCGATACCACGTTGCTGGAGGGGTTCGGCGGCACGCTGAGCGTGCGCGCGCAGAGCCGCGGCGTCGAGTACGGCGAGCAGACCGATTCGCAGACCGTCGCTCCGGTGACCCTGGACCTGTTGCCTGGTGTGGCCGAGCCGATCCTGCCGGGCTCGCTGGTGTTCACCTGGGCCGGCGAGGTCTACGTCGACCGCTCCGGTGTGCTGTACAAGAACATCAACAGCAGCACCAACGCCGGCATCGCCGTCGGCTCGGTGGACTACGCCGGCCGCACCGCGACGCTGAACACCTACAACTCGGGGGCGGCGCCGACGGTCACGCTGCTGGCCTGCCTGACCACCAACGCCGGTTTCAGCGTCACCAGCATGACCTTCCGCACGCCGGGGGCGCCGCTGCGTTCTGCGAGCCTGCAGGTGACGGCGGTTCGCCTGGATACCGCGCAGATCGTGACCACCACGGCGGACGCGAACGGCAAGCTCAATGGCGCGGTGATCAAGGGTAGCGTCGATATCGTGACCGGCATCGTCCGGCTGCGCTTCACCAGCAACCTGGAGGACACCACTGGGGCCAGCGATATCCCGGTGATTCCGCTGCTGCTGCGCTACAACGCGGTCGTCTTCACCTCGCTGCCGCTGGACGCCACCCTGCTGGGCCTGGACCCGGTGCGACTGCCGGCGGACGGGCGGGTGCCAGTGTTCCGCGAGGGCGACGTGATGGTGGTTGCCCATACCGCCGAGACCACGGTGCCGAGTCCTCAAGCTGGCGGCGTGCTGCAGCTCGGCCGCGACCAGCAGGCCGAGATCAAGGTGGTGGACGCCAACGCGGTGGAACTGGCCTCGGCGGGCTACAGTGTCGACCTGGAACGCGGCCGGGTGACATGGGCCAACCCGCTGGTCCTGCAGGATGCCGAGGGCAACCCGCTGACCCTACCGCTGGTGGTGCGCGACCGGGTCGAGCACATGACCCTCTGCACCGAGGTCCAAGTGAACGGCGAGTTGGGAATCTCCTCGCCGCTGCCCTGGGATCTGCCGGCGGGCGAAACGCTGGCGTCCAGTGCGCTGAGCTGGGGCGACCTGCAGGCGCGGCTGCACCACTGGTTCACCCAGCGGACCTGGGATATCGGCTCGCCGAACTGGACCGACGAGCCCAAGGGCGACGGGACCACCGCCAACTACAACAGCCTCGCCTATCCGCCGCTGATCGCCAACCGCGGTGCGATCGATGCGAAGTGGGCGCTGGTGTTCAACTCCTCGACCAGTTTCAGCGTGGTGGAGGAGAAGCTGGGGGTGATCGCCAACGGCACTACCACCACCGATACGGCGCCGATCAACCCGGAGACGAACACGCCGTACTTCACCATCCGCAAGGAGGGCTGGGGCAGTGGCTGGGCGGCCGGCAACGCGGTGCGCTTTAACACCGACTCGTGCCTGGGGCCGATGTGGATCGTGCGGACGGTGCTGAGTGGCAAGGGCACCGTCGAGGACGATGAATTCCACCTACAGATCAGAGGAGACGCGGACTGATGACCGCTCGACAGTACAGCTATCGGGACGCCGGCGCACCGCCGGCGCTCTTCCCGTCGGCGGTGACGCCGTTCCAGAAGCTCAAGAGTTACCTGCGCGCGGCGCTGGTCGATGGCTACGGCAACAAGCCACCGGCAGGGTGGACCGTGGTAAGCGAGTTCGACACTGCCATCACCCTGGCTCCCGCGTCCAACTGTGCACAGATCACCTTCTGCCAGCACTTGCCAAGTAGTAGCGGTAGCAGCTACCGGGACTTCATCGGGATCTATGTACATGAGGGCATGCTGGATATCAGCACTCCGCTTCCAAAGGGGGTCAACACGCGATCGCGTACGTGGTCGGCGGATACCAACCCCACCAGCAATGATGCCCATATCCTCTATATGGGCTACATGTACTGGAACTACGCCACCTATTGGCAGATCTGCGCGGATGCCGAGACGTTTGTCTTTTGCATGCTGGCGGATAGGGGCTATGAGAATACGAGCGAGGACTACAGCCTTGGCCTCTATGTCGGGCAGTACGAGAGCTTTAGTGGCGCCTCTGGCGTTCAGGGATTCATCGCCGTCGGTGGCGCCCAGGGGTATCAGAGTTCAGCCAGCCGAAGTACCAACCGGTCCTTTGGGAGTGGGTTCAGTTCACTGCGTGACCAGCGCTCGGGGGAGATCATCCAAGGCGGCGGCGCCGCCCTGGGGGCGCAGATGGACCAGATGCAGTACCAGAGCATGTACTACGACAGGCCAGAGGGAGAGAATCCGCCCTACTGGCGTATGCAGCAGCCCTATGTGGCGAACGGCGCGAACTACGTCGGCCGCCTGAAGGGTGTGTGTTTCGACCCGATCCTGGGCCATTACCGCCACGGACATCTGCTGGATCGGCTAGGCCTGCCCCTGGCCGCAACCTCGGTGGCGGAGGCGGTGCAGATGGATGGCAAGACCTACTACGTGGATATGGACCGTTGGGGGCTCTGGTTCCTGTCTGTCGATCCGGCGTGGTGGCCAGCATGAGTGGGCTGATGCTGCAGGTGGTGCCGCCGGTTCAGGTCCGGCCCGATACCTGGCAGCAGCGCTTCGGCATTGGGCCGAAGTCGCTGCGCCCGCCTGTGGAGGTCGCCTGGTCGGGGGCCAGGCAGGCGATCTACCAGACCCTCGCCGTGAAGGTCACCCGCGAAGGGGAGGAGACTCCGGCGCGCAAGATCGCCACGCTGTATCGCGGGGCGGTGGTCACCGCGACTGCGATGACGGCGTCCTTCCAGGTCTACGAGGGCGAGACGGTGCAGCGCTTCGAGGCATCGGGCCTGCGCGGACAGTTCGTGATCCAGGTCACCGACGAAGGCGACCCGCGCCTGGGGATCATCCGCTGGCCGGTCCTCGATGCCGATACGCGCCTGCTCTCCTATGACCTGACCGAAGGCTCGGGCGGTCGAGATCCGACCGACCCGGCGAAGGTGCGGGCGGTCGTCACGGTCGACGGCGGTGCGGCGTTGCGCCAGGTGGTGGTCATCGAGCGCAAGCTCGATGGCGAGTGGCGGGTGGCCGGCGTGGGGCAGACGGCCGAGTCCGGGCGCGCCGAGATCGCCCTGGAGGTGACGGCCGGCGGGACCATTTACGCGATGGGGCTGGATGACTGGGGCGCGGTGTTCGAGCCGCGTCTCGCGGTAAGCCTGGGCCAGCGCGTGCGTCCGACGATCTTCTCTGGCTGGCTCTACGAGGTGACCGAGGCCGGGGTGCTGCCGGTGGCTGAGCCGGAGTGGTGGCCGATCGAGGGCGACAACCCCAGCCGCCAGGTCGGCACGGCCCGTCTGCAGGCGACGCGTTACTACCGCCCGCTCAGCCACGGGCCCTTTCCTGTCGAGGCTCTATGATCAATGCGAGTTTCGGCGCCCCCTGGCAGAGGGCAGCGCCGCTTTCCGTGCGCGCCGTCCCGCTGCGCTGGCAGCGCCTGGTGCTTGCCGATGCGCGTAGCGCCGGGCTGTGGGGCTCCGGCCGACCTCTGGCACGGCGCTGCGCCAGTGGCTGGTCCGGTGTACCGGTGCGTGATGCGGGCTGGGGGAGTGGCTGGGAGCACGCCGAGCAGCGCAACGCGGCAGCCCGCAGCGCTTGGGACAGCACCCGGGTGCTGGACGTCGAGCGAGAGCTAGGCTGGGACCGGACGCTGCGCCCGCGTGATCGGCGCCTGTCGCTGATCTACAACCCGCGCCCGTCGCCCAAGGACGCCGGCCGTCCGCCCGGCTGGCGGCGCTCGGCCGAGTTCGACCGCTTCCGCGATGCGCTCTCGGAGAGGCGTGCCAGTCTCTACATCCCGACCGGCCTGCTCGACTTTAATTTCGGCCCGACCCGCTACACCCCGGCGAACACGCCCGACGTGTTCTTCGATTTCCGCTACGTGGCGCCGGTCCGTGGTATCCGGCCGGTGGACGCCGGGGCGCGCAGCAGCTACGGCAGTCCGCCCCGCTTCGATGCGTTGCGGCGGATTCCCTGGGCATGGGGGCGGCCGACCGATCCGGTGCCGACGGGCATTGTCTACCCCGACTATCCGGGGCCGGTGGTACCGATAGATCCACCCACCGAGCCCGAGATACTGGAGACATACATGATAGGAAACACGGTCACCCTGGTGGTGCTGCCGAGTCGCACGCCGCTGGATGCGACCAGCATTCGCATCGGCCTGGATATCGACTCGTTCGCCTGGTCGTTCTCGGCTGACCTGTTCGGTCGCACCTCGCTGGACCTGGCGGCGCCGGATGCCAACGGGCCGAAGACGGTAGAACTGGAGATCAACGGCTGGACCTGGCGGTTTCTGGTCGAGCGTTACAGCGGCAGCGGCAAGCATCCGAGCGAGCGCTACACAATCAGCGGCGCGAGCCGCACCCAACTGCTGGACGCGCCCTATGCGCCGAAACGCAGCGCGGTGAACACGGCGCCGCTGAACGCACGGCAGGTTGTCGACGACCAGTTGCAGTACACCGGCTTTTCAGTGTCCTGGGACGTCGAGAACATGGGGCCGCCGGACTGGACGCTGCCGGCCGGCGCCTTCAGCTATCAGGATCAGACGCCGATGCAGGTCATCGTCAAGCTGGCCGAGGTCGCCGGCGGCATCGTCCGTCCGGGCCTGATGGACGACTCGGTGACGATCCTGCCGCGGTATCGTGAGGCGACCTGGTACTGGGACACCGCAATTCCCGACCGGATCATCCCGGCCGACATCGTCGCCGAGTGGGGCAGCGAGTGGAGTCCCCAGCCGGCATGGAATTTCGTCTACGTCAGCGGTACCAGCTACGGCGTCAGCGTGCAGGTGCGGCGCGCCGGTACCGCCGGCGAGGAGTCGGCGCCTGATGTTATGGAGGACTGGATGACCGGCACCGAGGTGGCGCGCTCGCGCGGGATCTGCGAGTTGTCCAAGGGAGGCAACCAGGCGATCGAGACGCGCCGTATCCCGCTGTTCCAGAAGGATGATGGGGTACCGGGCCTGGTGCAGCCGGGCATGTTGGTCGAGGTGAGAGATGAACAGGCGACTTGGCGCGGTCTCTGCCTGGCTACCGATATCTCGGCCGAGGGGGTAGGGGCTAGCCGCGTTTGGCAGACCCTGCGCATCGAGCGCCACTACCCGGGAGGCTCCTGATGGCGACGGTCAACCCTTGGCGTCGGTTCATCGGGCTCTTACCGGGTGGCGCGCGCACGGTGGGGGAGGTGGTCGACGTCGACGAGGGCGCCGGCACCTGCCGCGTCCGTCTGCGAAACAACGTCGTGATCGCGGCTCGGGGCACGGCGGTGCCGGCCGGGCAGATGGCGTTCATCAGCGATGGCATGGTGACCGGGCCGGCGCCGCAGCTCCCCCAGTTCGATATCGAGGTTTGACTGAGCCGATCCGACCAGCATTCCGTCCAGGCACTGCAGGCGGTCGGACCCGCGTTTCAAGGTGAGCGGATCGCGTGCGGAGATCCACCAGCCATCACGCAAGAGCTGATCAACATGGGCGCGCAGCCCCGGCAACATCCGTTTATTCATCGTGGTTCGCCTCCTACCTGGCAAGCGAACGATAGCAAACCGGAGCCCCTTCACGCCTACCGATAGCAGAGCATTAACGTTACTGGAGAGTACCGATGCTGATTACCGAGCAGCAGCTGCTGCAGATATTTCCGAATGCCGGCCATCGCGCCGGCTTTTTTGTGCCCGCACTGAATGTTGCCATGGGGCGCTTCGGTATCACGTCGCCGGTGCGCGCGGCAGCGTTCCTGGCGCAGATCGGGCACGAGAGCGCCCAGTTGACCCGGTTGGTGGAGAACCTCAACTACAGCGCGCGCGGTCTGGCGGCGATCTGGCCAAGCCGGTACCGCGGCGCCGACGGCAAGCCGAACGCTCTGGCTCTGAACCTGGCGCGGCATCCGCAGGCTATCGCGAACAACACCTATGCCTCGCGCAATGGCAACGGAGACGAGGCGTCCGGCGACGGCTGGCGGTACCGCGGGCGCGGACTGCTACAGGTCACCGGCCGGTCGAACTACCGCGCTGCCGGCGCCGGGCTGGGCCAGCCGCTGGAAGCGGAGCCGGAACTGCTTGAGCAACCGGAGTGGGCGGCTCTGTCCGCAGCCTGGTGGTGGTCGACCCACGGCCTCAACGAGTTGGCTGACCGGGGCGAGTTCGCTGCCATCACCCGTCGGATCAACGGCGGGCTCAACGGCCAGTCGGAGCGCCTGGAGTTGTGGGAGCGCGCCAAGGCGGTGCTGCCGTGATGCTGCTTGGATCTGTCGGCCTGGCGAGTTGGGGACGGATGGTGATCGCCGCATTGGCGCTGACCTTTGTTGTTGCTGCTACTTGGAGAGCGGCCGAGTTGCGATTCGGTGAGCAGATAGCAGCGCTGAAGCTGCAACACGAGCGGGAGCGCCTAGAAGCCAGTCAGGCGGTAGCGGCCGAGCTTCAGCGAAGAACCGAGCAGCGGCAGCGTCTGGAGGCTGATCTACAGGCGATCGATGAACAACGTTTTGGAGAGTTACGACATGCGCAAGCTATCAATGATCAGCTTACTGCTGACTTGGCTGCTGCTCGGCAGCGGCTGCGGGTCCGTATCACCCGTGCCAATTGTTCCGCTACCGGCCTGCCAGCCGGAACCGCAGGCACCGGCGTGGATGATGGAGCCGAGTACGCCGAACTTCACCCTGCGACTGCGGCAGATCTTGCCCGTCTTGCAGGCGATGCCGATCAGTGCGCCATGAAACTGGCCGCGTTTCAATCACGGGAAAAGGTTCTGAAGGCACTTAGAATTAAGGGTAGAGGAGGGAAGTAGTTTCATGGCTGCTGCGGTGTAAACAGAGGAAGGGGTCCGAAGACCCCTTCAGCCTTCGTTAGCGGTTAGGCCAGCGGCGGCAATGGCGGCACACAGTCTCGAGGCGGCCGAAGCGCACGCGGATGTACGCACAGACCTTTACGGGACGGTGAATAGGACATTGATGAGTCATAGTCCATTTCTCCATATTGGTGGGCGGTTGCCGTTATGGACTCGCATTTCCCACCTGTGCTACCGTCTCTGGGCCAACGTCGACTTTGTAGCGCGGGTGTGGGAAAAGCGAGGTGAACACGTCGCATACCTTCACAGCGTTCACAAATTTGACAGATCAGGGAGAGGGTTCCTCTCCCTGGTCAACTTCAAATAGATCTGCATCTGTTATGTCGCGGGTCGCATAGACTCCCTTCTTGCCCTCCAGACTTTTGATCATTCCCTTTTTGGTCATTCGGTACAGCCGGCTGTTGAGCTTTGTACGCTCATGGATTTCGCCGCTTTTCCGGTATAGGGCAATGATCAGGTGATCAATGGTGGTGATCCCCCCTGCACTGTTGATGAGGTCAACTATATCGAAGTCCAGATAATCAGATTTACTGATGCTGAGCTGCTCTAGCAGCTCGTCTGGCAAATCGCGAAGGTCGTCGGGGGTGAGGGAGAGCTGAGAGGGGCGAGGCGGGGCGGGCTGCAAAAGCTCCATTACATCCTTGAGTCTCTGGGCACGTTCCTCCGCGCCTTTTGCCCGCGCGGGTTGATTGGCGTGTTTCGCCGCCAAGGCCAGTTGGTACTCTCTCATGCCGTTGAGAAAGTCAATCGCTTCTGGTACAGTCATGCCCTGTTCCTTTTGCTTTGCCGCATTGGAATATGGCCGGGTTGACCTCCAATAGAGGCGTAAAAGATCCCGGCTAACAAACCCGGCCCCACGCCGGGTTTTTTATTGCTTGGGGAAAATCATATCCGGCGATAATGACCAGTGCAAGCAAAAGATAAAGTTTCGAGTGAGTGATGCGTGAGCAGCGCGAATGAATTTTTTTCTTTCGCGATTTTTTTTTGAGGGATGTGCCCGGGCGGTTTTGAGGATGTGCCCGGGCGGTTAGTTTTGAAAGAAAAAAATTCTGACGAGAAGTGACTTCTTGCCTTGAAGTAGACGTCTTAGGTATGCGCTAGAGCTTTTTTCTAGTGATTAGTGTGGCCTCTGAGTCTACATGTAGTGGTGTTTTTGGGTTTACCCTCTGTATGTAGTGTTTTCTCCTTCTCGTTTTTTTCTCATTTTCTATTTTTTGCTACTTTTTAGACGTTCCGTGATGACCTGACACCTGGTCTGCGTATGCTGCAAATGGATTGCAGTGTGCGAAACAGTCCTTTTAGGCCTCATCAGATCCCATGACGGCGTGTGCGGGCCGGTTCGTTTATTCAGGACTGAATCGATTTACTATCGATTGCAGATCGTTGGCATCCCGTCATGACCAACTCAGTTTCTTGATGCAGGTAAACTACGTCCTTTCATAAGGGGCAGGTTGATGCTGGTCGTTCGATTTAAAGGGTGGTCGGTGAAGCTCGACCATCAGGTTGGTAGCGCGGGGAAGTTCGGCATCTGGTCGTTCCATGGCTCGGAGAGCAGCAGACTGCGGAACAGGCGCTCCATCGGCGAGTTATCCCAGCAATTCCCCCGACGGCTCATGCTCTGCTGCATCCGATAGCGCCAGAGCCGTTGCCGAAACAGGCGGCTGGCGTACTGGCTGCCCTGGTCTGAATGGAACAGCACCTGCTGTGG